GCTTTTTACACCACAGATGAAACAAATGCAGCGGATAATTTAATGTCAGCTCTACAATCGAGAACACAAATTGATGTGGAGTTTAACCAAGCGAGTGATGAAGCAGGTGATTATAAATATACAGGAAAAGCATATATTACATCATGCACATTAAATGCTCCAAATGAAGATGCTGCTACATACAGTATTTCTTTACAAGGAACAGGAGCATTGACTATTGCTACAAACTAATAGCAATTTAAACACTATTGTTTTTAGCTTTTTTATATATTATATTTAAAAAAATTAATATAAAACTATGAAAGAACTAAAAAAAATAGCAATAGGTGGTAATATGCGACCTGTTCATTATGGCTTTGCAACTCTATCAGATTGGTGTGATGCTTGTGGTTTAACAATGGCGGATTTAGCTAAACTTGGTGATAATATGCCTATCTCAACTGCAATTAATATGGTTTATTGTGGACTGAAACATGGAGCAAGAAAATCAAAATTAGAATTTAATATCACATTTGATGATGTTGCCGATTGGTTAGATACCGACCAACAAGCGTTGACAGATGCTATGCAAATATTTAGTGATTCAATGTCACAAGTGAGTAAAAAAAACTCTAACATAAAAAAGGTAAAGGGGGGAAAGTAACCCCCCCAACCTTTGAAAACTGTTTAAAAATAGGGTTAGGGCAATTAGGATTAACTGAGGATGAATTTTGGGATATGACACCCAAAACATTCAGTTTAAAAAGTGAAGGATTTTTTGAATTACTAGAAAGGAAAGAGCAATTTGAATGGGAACGTGTTAGATTCCAAACTGTTGCATTAATCAATAGTGAAAGAAAAAGACACCAACAAATACGACCTCAACAATTGGTTAAGTTTGATTGGGAGAGAGCTGAGAGTAAAAAAAGCGAGAAAAGTAAAATTGATTATATAATTCATAAAGCAAGAAAATAAATGCCTCTATCAAAAAATATTAGTGTTTTTCTGACCTTAAACACTAAACAATTTCAATCACAAATAACCAAGACAACTGCAAGTATGAAGGCTTTTGGCGCTTCAATGCAGTCTATTGGATCATCTATTACACGAAACTTCTCTGTTCCTTTTGCTTTATTAGGGGGTTATGCAGCTAAAACAGCTTTAGATTTTGATAAATCAATGACTAAGATTAGGACATTGGTTGGTATATCCGCTTCTGAAGTTTCAAGGTTTTCTGAAGAAGTTAGAAATTTAGCTACTGAAACAGGAGTAAGTGCAAATGAATTAGCTGAAGCCTTATTTGATATAACTTCAGCAGGTTTAAGGGGTGATGATGCTTTAGCTGCGCTTGAAATGTCAGCAAAATCAACTGCAATAGGATTAGGAGAAACTAAATCTGTCGCAAGTGCATTATCAGGTGTTTTAAATGCTTATGCTGATACTAATCTAACAGCTGCCCAAGCATCAGATATTTTATTAAAAACAGTTAGAGAGGGTAAATTGGAGGCGGAAACACTTGCTCCTGTTTTAGGTCGAGTTACACCTTTAGCCGCTACATTAGGTATTACTTTTGAAGAAGTAGGTGCATCTATTGCAACATTTACAAAATTAGGGGTTAGTGCTGAAGAAGCTGCGACAGGTCTAAGGGGGGTAATGTCAGCTCTTATAAAGCCAACCGCACAAGCCAAATTAGCTTTAAAGTCTTATGGATTAAGCATAGAAGATGTTAGGAAAATGGTTGGTGAGAGGGGTTTAATGCTTACTTTAACACACTTAATGGAAACATTTGGTGATAATGATGAAGCAATCTCATCATTATTTGGTAATGTTAGAGCATTGACAACTGTATTAGGAACAGCAGGAACACAAGCTGAAACTTATGAGCAAGTTCTGAGCAGCTTGGTGGATAGTCAAGGCGCATTAAATGAATCCTTTGAAATTGTAGAAGAAACAGCATCCTTTAAATTAAATCAAGCCCTTCAAGAATTAAAAGATGCTCTCATTGAGCTTGGAACAGCATTAGTTCCTGTTATTTTACAGTTTTCTGAATGGATCAAAAATTTAGTTTCTAAATGGAAAGAACTGAATCCTGAAACCAAAGAATTTATCACACAACTTGCTGTTGCTTTTGCAGCAGGTGGACCAATTTTAATGGGTGTGGGTAGCCTTGTTACAATGCTTGGAAGTGTGGGAACATCATTTGCTAAATTCTTAATGAATAATCCTAAATTAGCTTTAATGGCTGGGGTGTTAGCTTTGATTGTTTATTACTGGGATAGCATAAAAATTGGAATTGCAAATGCAGCAAATAAATTTATTGATTTTTATAATAATACTGTAGAATTTAGGGGATTGATTTGGGGAATAATGGGTTTACTTGCTCAAATGGTTCAAATAGTAGTTACTGTTTTTGAATTAGCTGTATCAATCATTGAGTTTTTGGCAGAAAAAATAAAAACTACTGTAAATAACACAATAGGTAGATTCCAAAAATTAGGAGATGCTTCCACAGCAGAAAAAATTTATGGGGGTTTTATGGCTACTAAACCGCAGGCAGCTATTATGAATAACCTTATGGGAGATGCTTTTGGGTTTAATATGGATAATCTTCTGTTTGGTCCTGATGGTCCATCCTATAAATCAGGAGATAAAGAGGACACAAGTGAATCAAATTTGGCGGATGATTTAAGTGATATTTTTAGTGATTTCCATGATAATTCTGAAAACATTTGGGATAATGTAATGGATAATGTGGAAGATGGGAGAATTGAAGGAACAGTTACTCCTGAAGATATACAAAAACCTTTTGATGATGCAGGAGAGTTTTTGAAAAATATGTTCAGCGAGATGTGGGGTGAGATTACAGGGTTCATGGGAATGGATAACTTGTATGGTGACACATCAGCAGCTGATGCGCAACCTGATGAAACAGGTGATGGAGGAGAGGAATTAGTTTTGGGAATGGATTTAGATGAGCAACAAACTAAATTTCAACAATTTGTTGACAATATTAGCACATCTTGGTCAGAGGGTGTTAATATTATGGCGCAGGAATTTGAGAGCTTTGCAACTAGATTTGGCGAAGGTATGGCGGATGCGCTGTCAACTGCAATTGTAGAAGGGGAAAGTATGAAAGAAGCGTTTAAAGGATTTATGAAAAGTATGACTCAGGAGGTTTTAAAAATGATTATAAAAACTCTTGTTTTAAGAACAGTTATGCAAGCGCTTGGATTACCTGTAGCTCCTATGAATTTAGCCGCAGGATTGGACACTATGGCTGGTATTACAAATGTTGGAGATGTTGCCTTTGGACCTTCGCAAGGTCGATATATAGTAGGTCCTGAAGGAGCATTTTCATTATCTCCAAGAGATTCAATTGTTGCAGGAACAAATTTATTTGGAGGCGGTCAACAGCGTTCATCACACATGACAGTTGATGGATATATTGATGGTTCAGGAATCATGCTTAGTAATCAAAGAGAAACAAATACAACAAACAGATTATCATAAATGGCTGGAATTAAATATCAATGTGAATTTTATAGTAATAACGATACACGATTTAGAATAAATATATATCATGTTAGTTATAGTGGAAGTGTGTGCGAATTTAAAGCTGGAATGGATGGATTTAAATTAAAGTATGAAGGCACGAATGATGCTCACTATAAAGGAATAAAAGCATCAACTTTTACATTTGATTTTTTAATTACTGAAAATCCTGCTGCTACAGGAACACCCACTACAGGAAATATTTATGGAGATTTGTTACAGAATAATGAATCTAAATTGTTTGTCATTATGCAGCATTATAATGTATCTGAGGACACTTGGATAAATTCTTGGGGGGGCGATATAATAGATGATACAGTTACAATTGCGGACCAACCTTTTCCACAGAGAATAAGAATTAGGGCTACTGATGGTATGGCTAAATTAAAACAAAAAATCTATTCACCAAAAACAGGCGCTTCATGGCTTTGTGTGTTACAATATTTTCAATCATCTATTGAACAAACTCTTTATTATTCAACTATGTTCCCAAGCTCAGGGGGAACATCTACAATAACTATTAGAAACACATCTAATAGATTTCATGAAAATATGGGAAATATAACTGATTCTACGTGGAAAGATACTTATAACCCATATAAATTAGCTCTAGTTAATGAAGCGGCATTTCGAAAAGATAATAATGAGTTTATGACTTATTATGAAATATTGGATCAGCTTGCTACTTTATTTGGTTTTCAATTTTTTCAATCATTTAAGATAAATGAATTAGTGGGAGGAACTTGGTGGATGTTTGACCGCTCTGTGATGTTTAGTGAAGCTACAGAAGCTATAACAACTTCATGTAGAATATTTAATAATCAGGCTTACGATTCATCAAATACAGCTTTAACGGAGTATGAATATTTAGTTCCTAACACATCTACCTTAGAGTCACCTGCTATGACTATTACACGTTCTATTGGTTATGATATAGCTGCGAATAGACCTAAATTAAAAGGTAATAAAATTAGTTATGCTGCTCCGTTAGGTAGAGTTTCTACTAATTATTTTCACGACCTTGTAAGTTTTCCGCTAAATCAAGCGACTTCTACAGATGCAACTTATTCCAATCTAATTTGTTGGGCGGCTTATGGGTTTGCTGTATCACCTAACGGATATATGAATTGGATTGGTAGCAATTCAATTACTGTAGCGCCTCCTGATTATCAAATAAATACTCCTTATTTTCCTGCTGATATGCCTTATACAGCTTTAGGAGCTAATAATAATGGATGGTTTATTCCTATAACTGCAGGTCAGGATAACTTAGTTATCACAGGAAAACTAACCTTTAATTATAGATTTTCTTGGAGTTATGCTCCTTTGGATGCTATTATAGCAGGGGAAAATAGTTTTATTGATACATCATTTAAAGTCTATATGGGAGTGAGAACAGTTCTTACCAATAAAAGCGCATCTCAGTATGCACAAGCACAAAATAATGGTGATGATTTGGATGATGGGGAAACTATGAGATTTTTAGATGGAACTTTTGGGTCAAATGGAGGACCTACTGCAACGTGGTCAAATGTTGTTACAGATTTTGATAATGATACGACTCCGAGAGTAACTTTCCAACTTGATAATCCACCACTTGTAAATGATGAAATACAAAGTATTACTATTCCTTTTTCTATTGTTTCAGAATCTTACCCAAATCCTTTTTCGCCTGACCAAGCATATTTGAAAAGACTTAGATTGGAATTTTCTAATTTCTCAACATCAAGAATGTTTAGCGGTTCATTTTTAAGCCTTATTAGCGCAGGTCAAATTTCAATTGAGGATTTTAGTTATACGATAAATGATTTAAAAGCAAATATGCTGTTTGATGGTTCGCAAATTGCAGATTACTTTGGTTTTGAAAAAGGTAGGTATTCTAATTATAATACAGATGCCTCAGCGCAAATGGACATAAAGCCTGATTTTACTATTGGCGACCCTCCACCTTGGATTGCAGAGCTTGCAGGTGGTGTAAATCAAGCTAATCTAGCCCCAACCGCATATTTTGGAGGTATTAGGATTACATCTCCATCCGATACAAATCCCACAACAACTGTTCCTGAGAATCAAGCACAAAATAATGCTAATTGGAGAACGGAGCATGATTCGACCTATAAGCCATTACACGTATTATTATGTAGAGAGATAATTAAAAAAAGAGCTTATCCTGTATTTAAATATGATATTAAATTTATGGGTTTAAATCAATCGTGGGAAGTTGGCTTTTTTAACAGTTTTAAAGTGAATATGCGTTTAAATGAAACAGCATCAGATGATATAGTTGGTTTTTTTCCAATAGGGGGAACATATACCGCTATGACAAACACATGGCATATGCACCTGCAACAAATGGATGATAACACAGAATCTAATATTCAAGATGACAGTTATTATGAACAGAACAATGACCCTTTTATTAACAATCCTAATATATTATTTCAAGCAGATTTATGACAAAAGCAGTAGTAAATTATCATGGGGGGAAAATATGGAAAAAATCCCGAACTCTTATCAAAAAGGCAAAAGCAGATTTATATGACCAACATAGAATAAATGTGCTGAGAGGTGGTCTTAAAAACGCACAAGACAGAACAAATGTTACCACACTAAATGCAGATGCTTATGGAACAACTACCGCTTTAACTATTAAAGCAATAGGGCAAGATATAATCCGAAAAGGTGATGAATTATATATTGCAAGCAAGGTAAATAATTCTTATACAAAGGTGGTAGTTTCTCAATCCTGTAGTGCAACTGATACCACATTAAATATAACTTCAATTGATTTACCTCCTTTACCATCAGGTTCTTATATTTTTTTTACTAATAGTCGCATCACACGCTCCATTGGAAACGGATTATATCTTTCTATTACTGATTTAGATAATGCTGCGTATCAAGGTTTAGGAACAACAGAACAAACATTAGTAAGTGCAGATGCAAATAGTTATATTTTTCCTCTACAAATATGGATTGAAGTAAATGGATATGTCAGCTCGAATGAGAGTCAAAACAGAACACTATATATCCGATATAATGGAGGGAACACTACTAACTATTTAGCAGCAATTAGTTCTTTTAATAGAAGCGCTAGATCTAATTCAACATGGATTGTTCCTTTAACAGGAACAAGCACACATAGAATCCAAAACAGTAGTGTTTATGGAGAGGCATTGGAGATTGAAGCAAGTGGGAGTTTTTCATCAACAGATTTTACATTAAGAATATTTACACAATATCAATTAATAGGTTATTAAAATGAAACTAAATCATATTCATATATATTTTATATTAATACTTTTAATATTAGGAATGGGAACTTGTAAATCACAAGGTTTTTTTCAATATGCAACTGTGTATAGTTCATTTACAATGTCAACTTCTACAATAGAAACACAAGACTATATTGCTGTAAATAAAGGATATGAAGAAACTACGCAAATAAACCCATTTGATATAAATGCGACTATTGGAATCAGGAAAATTGCTCGCTTTGATTTTGAGGCTAAAAGACAGGTTTGGTATTATGGAGATGAAAAAAGCGTTTCAGATTATACAACTCTATCTAGATTCAATGGTTGGGAGTATTTGTTTAATTATTCTTTTATCAGAAACCAATCAGAAACATTTACTAATTCTGATTTTTGGCTTAGGTATGTAAGTGATAAATTTATTGCTAAAGCACAGATTAAAAATGATGATATGAGAGATTTAAGTTTTTCATCATTAGATTTAAGATATAGAATAAATAAAGGAGGGTTAGATTTAAGTTTTGGGGGTTGTGGTAGAAAGCATGATGTATATCATCTAAATCCTATTGAAGATGTGTGGTCGAATGGGGAAAACACCTTTCAGGATTTAGCAAATGATTTTGGATATTCAACTCAATATGTGCAAGGACAATGGTATTGGTTTAAAGATGGAGATTTACTTGCTACTTCAAATGATGAGTTTTTTAAACATTATTTTGGTAGTGCAATAGCTGAATATAATCAAAACTTTTTAGATGATTTAGGTCGAGTTAACGAGTTATCATTGGTGATGGGATTGTCATATTATTATTATAAAGATAATTATTGGTTATTGACTTGGGTTAATATATTACCTATTCATTATGGATTGTCCGAATATAGTCACCAATATGCAGGCACACCAATTGATTTAGATTTAGGGTTGGTTGCAGGATTAAAAATAACAAAATCTTTAGGCTTTTTTGTAGAAACGAATTATATGCGTTTTTGGGAAAAGGATATTTATGAATGTAAATTTGGGTTTAATTATTTAATATTTTAAGAATGAAAAAAATACTATTATTAATAACCTTCCTAAGCTCACTTGCTTTTGGACAGGATTACGATTATCAACAACTTTGTTTAGACTGTGCCGCAGCTGAAGGATTTTATTGTGGAGATGACCCATCTAATTGGACTCAGTATGCACCACTAGGGTGTGTTCAAAATTCATGGATTAATGATGGATGGATCGATTGTGTAGATGCAAGTGATGAGGGTGTTGATGTAGTGCCTACATTACCTTTGGACTGCATACCACCGCCACCACTTTGTGATACCATTTATGTAGATGTTCCTGTTTATATATATGAAACAATATTTCAAACAGATACTATTTACAATACAGAATACATTACACAAATTGTGATTGATACAGTAGAGGTAGAAACCTTTGTTCCTGAATATATTTTTCAAACAGATACATTATGGATGGAAGGAGCTTTAGACACTATGTTTATTGATGTAATTGAGTATGTGGATGTATTGGTGTTTGATACTATAATAGAAACAGAGTATGTAGAATTTTTTACTACTGATACAATCATTGAGTTTGTGGAAATAATAAACACCGAATATTTAGATTGTGACACTGGGATGCCTTGTGGAGAAAGCTCAATCTTAGAAATAATAGAAACATCAAAAACTGAAAAGAATAAAATATTTACAATCGAAGGAAAGGAAATAAATAGAAGGTATGGATTGTATATAGAAAATGGTAATATTAATTATAAATTAAAATAAATGAAAACACTTTTTAAAGACAAAAACGGACAAGTAAGTTCAAAAAGGCTTTTTAGCTTTATTGCTTTAGGGCTTTTTACATTTGGATATTTTGCATCATTGTTTGGAACATATTGCATTGATGATGCTTGGATTCATTCATTAATGGTAATAATCACAGGGGGCTTTATAGCTTCAGCAGCAGAAAGAAAAAGTTAACATGACAAAAGAAATCTCAGAAAATACAAAAGTTCAACTATCCTTTAAAACATTTGGAACTATTATTGCTATAGTAGCAGGTTTTATAGGTATGTATTATTCTTTAAGTATGGAAATTCAATCTGCTAAGGAACTACCAATTGTGGAGATTCCTGAACCTGAAATAACAGCTACAGAATTTCAACTGAAGATTGATTTAATAACACAAACTGTAATGAATAATGCAGAGGCTTTAGAAAAAATAGAAACGCAGGTGGAAAAAATAGAGGAAAGAGTATATGAATTAAAATGAGATATTTAATAATTTTATTGTGGGTAACAGTAGTTCAAATTTATGGACAGGATTTTATAAACAGCAAAGATTTTAATAAAATAGTTAATTCAAACCAACCAATTGTTATTGAATTTTGGGCGGAATTTAATGATAAAAACAAGTGGTCTTATTTAGGTGAATTAAAAAAGTGTGGGGTTTATAGGTCCTGTATTGTTGTTAACAAAGATTTAGCAGATGAATTTGGAATCAAGGTTTTGCCCACAATAATATTATTTAATAATAGAAAAGAAGTGAGCAGATGGGAGGGGAATTTAATGTTTCAATTATCCATTACCAAAAAGACAGTTCAATCAAAAATTGATAGTATAATCATTAACCAATTTAAATAATGCTTCTTACAAAAAATTTTACTTTGCAGGAGATGGAGTTTTCATCAACTGCAATAAGGCATCAGCTTGATAATAAAGCGGATAAAAAAATAATAGAAAATTTATATTTCCTTTGTAAAGATGTTCTACAACCTCTAAGAAATGCTATTGGAAAGCCTATTAAAGTGACATCTGGATATAGATGCGCAGAATTGAATCAGATTATAAACAATGGTTCAAAAAGAATTAGCGACCACATGAATGGATTTGCCGCTGACATTCAGTTAATATATGGTAATGAAGTTAGGAATGATATTTTATTTAATACCATTTTAGATTTAGATTTACCATTTAAACAATTAATTTGGGAGTTTGGTGACAGATTTCCACATGGTTCACCATCTTGGGTTCATATTTCACACAGCAGAAAAAATGTTAAAAAACAAATACTTGAAGCCTTTAAGGATAATGGTCAAACTCATTATAGAATAATCACAAGAGATAAATCATTATGATAAATAAATTATTTGGTGGAGGGGATAAATTGATTGAATCTGTAGGTTCAGTTTTGGATAACCTTACTACCACAAAAGAAGAAAAAGCAGAGGCAAAAAGACTTTTAAAGCAATTAGTATTAGACTATGAAAACAAAGCATCACAAGAGGTAACAAAAAGATGGGAAGCAGATTCAAAAGCTGGTTGGCTTCCTTCCAATATTAGACCTTTAACATTGATATTTTTAACTTTTGTTTTTGTTATAATTTCAGTATTTGATGGAAATTTAGGTGGATTCACAATATCACCTGCTTATGTTCCAATATATCAAACATTATTGCTTTGTGTTTACTCTGCTTATTTCGCAGGTCGTTCCATAGAAAAAATAAAAAAAAAGTAATATGAAGGATGAAATAATATTATGTATTTCTGACCTTCATGCTCCCTATCAACATCCACAAGCAATTTCATTTTTAAGGGCAATTAAAAAAAAATATAAACCAACGAAAGTTTTAAATGTAGGTGATGAAGTCGATTATCACGCATTGTCATTCCACGATACAGATGCAGAATTAGATAATGCTTATGCAGAACTTGTGAAAGCAAGGAAGGTAATAAAGAAACTTTACAACCTATTTCCTGAAATGGATTTAGTTCATTCCAATCATGGATCAATGGTATATCGTAGAGGTAAGGCACATGGGATTCCAAGACATATGCTTAAAAGTTATAATGAGATATTAGAAGTCGGAAAAGGTTGGAGGTGGTCAATAGATTATAAATATAAAATGATTAACAAACAATGGTTGTTTATGACTCATGGACTTAAAAAGAATGGTTTAATGTTAGCAAAAGAGATGGGGATGTGCGTTTTACAAGGTCATTATCATACTGAATATTCTATTTCTTATACATCTTCACCACTTAGTTTAAATTGGTCAATGATGGTAGGATGTTTGATAGATGATAAAAGTTTAGCATTTGCATATAATAAAGTGAATAGTCAAAGGGTAATACTTGGATGTGGAATCATTATCAATGGACAACCTAAATTACTACCCATGATTCTCAAAAAGGGTGGAAAATGGGATGGTGTGGTCCATTAAAAACTGGGGGGTTGTTTTCAATCCTCTTTTTTTTTATATTAACAATTGATTAACAGCTTATTAACTTTTGAATGTTAATAACTTGGGTTATATTTTTTTTGTAATACAATGGACAATGTTCAAATTTGTGTAAACAAAAAACTAAAATATGTCAGATATTAAAAAATGGTTAGTTGAAAATATCCTGCTTTTAGATGTTGAATCCTTCTCAATGTCAAGGATAGAATTATACGGATTAACCATCAAACAATTACATGAACTTTATTATGTGTTATTAGCACAAAAAGAAATATTAGAAAACGAACAACCTTTAAATAATTAAACAATGAAACAATTTGAACTTAAAAAAATCCAATCAGTTCCAAACTCCTATTCAGGTGGAACTTTATTCTACTTATTTTTTAATGATGGTGAAAAATCCTATAAGACCTGTATTGATTCACGATTCAGAAATTATAGAAATTGGAAATGGCTTATTGAAAATGGAAAAAGGGGTGATATAGTAACCAATTTAAAAATTAAGTCTAGGGGGTTAATTAATGCCGATAGCATCCCTAACTACAGAAAAAATATATTTGTATGAACAAAAAAGAAAAATTAAAAAAACTTTATTTAAAGTATAATTTAACTCCTGATGATGTATTTACATCTCCACTTGGATTTACTATTGTTACAAGGTCAGGAATTGATAAAATTCAAGCTGTGGAGAGAATTGAAATTGCTTACAATATCGAATCTTTAAATGAGAAGCACGAATATTGTGTAATAAAAGCGGTTGCAAAAAAAGATGAAAATTATATAGAAACATTTGGAGAATCATCTCCACTTAACACATCAAATAAATATCCTGTTGCTATGGCGGAAAAAAGAGCTATGAGTAGAGCGGTATTAAAATTAACAGGTTTTTATGAATTAGGTGTGTTTGCTGAAGATGAATCTGAAGATTTTAAAAAATAGAATTATGGATCAAAAAATAAAAGATTTAGCAAATGCGTTAGCATTAAATGAATTAAAGGAAATTTATGGTGAAGATGCAATTTATAGAAATAATTATGAGGAGTTCAGGGGGTTAGTATTGCATGAAAAAGTGCGTGAACCATATACCAAAATGCTGAATAAATACACTCTTATTATTAACCAAACATTAGATGAAAATGGAAATAAAAATTAATAAAAAGCACACAGGGATTGAAATAAAAAATACACCGCCCGACCAAAGCACAAAATGGTGTATTGCTTGTAAAGGATATTTTGAACAATATTATGAGGAAAAAGGTTACAGAAATATGATTTTTGAAGGAACAAGAAAAGAAGTAGAAGATTTTGTTGAAGATTTAGAAGCGAATGAAAAGGATTTTAAAGTAATTGGATTCTTTGAATATAACTCAGAAAAGTATTATCATTTTTTACATGGACCATTATGGAAGGAATTAATTTAAAAAGATTGGTTGATATTGTTTGTTATTTTAATAATATCAATAAAAAAAAGTTTTACTCATTATCGTGTAAACTGAATGTTGTTGATTGCAGAATTGTGGTTGCCTGTATATTACATAATGAATTAAATGTATCAATTGATGATATAAGTTTAAATATGTCAAAAGGAGCAGCTACTATATTAGACTATTTAGAGGACCATAAACAACAATATGGACAAATTAATCATTATACTAAATTATATCAAAATACATTATCACAATATTTAAAGCATCAAAATGATAAATTTAGTAGTGATGTTGAAAAAATGATATTAAAAACTAATTATGACCTTGAATTAGAAAAAAAAATAGAAAAGATTATAAATGAAAACACCAAGCTACAGCATATGCTTGAAAGAGAAAAACTTAAAAACAGATATATAACCAAAAAAAATAAAAACTATGTATGATATAAATATTACAGGAAAGATTATAAAAGTAAAACCTATTGAAACTTTTAAAACAAAAACAGGTGAATATAAAAAACAAAACTTTATTGTAAAAGTAGATAGCACATTTGATAATTTTATTGAATTAACCATTCCTAATAAAAGAATAAATGAAATAGAAATAAAAGAAGGCGAAAGAGCAGAAATAAAATTCTTTATTAATGGTAGAGAATGGAATGATAAAATCATTCATAATTTTAATGTAATGAAAGTAAATATTTTAGATTACAAAACTGATTCTGATGTTAAATTTTCATCCGTTGATGGTGTAAATTATGATGAACCAAAACAACCTGAAGATGATTTACCTTTTTAATATGGAAGCACAGCACATATTTAACAGTCAAATTATATGGTTTATGATTATAATGTCAATAATATTTTCAACAATATTAGTTATTATGTTTCATTTAATTATTAAATATATGAATCTAAAAAAGATTGTTAATAGTCAACAAAAATTACTTTACGAATTATCAAAACTAGAAATACAAAAAACCAAACAAAGAATAAAAAATGGCGAAATATAGACACGTTCACACCACATTTTTT